CAGCGGTGGCGGGTGTCGTCCCATATGCAAAGACATTTTGCTCGGAATGATTAGTGATCTGACCGCGAGCAACTTGAAGCTCAAAAGGCTCATAGCGACCATTCTGTGTAATAGACCAAGCTGTAACGGTCATCTTTAGCTCCTTTTGCCAGCCCGTGCGGCGGCGATGTTATCGACAGCGTTCGGATAAGGGCGTCCTGCCGCTCTAGCCGATGCTTTGGCTGACTGAATCTGTTTGCGGTTCAGATGCTTCACTTTAGCATCTTTAGGTGCATCTTTCTCCCAAAAAGGTTTGTCAGCCATGTCAACAATCCCACTTTTTGAGTGATTTATTTACCCGACTGTCAGGATCAGCAGCTTTTGCAGAGCCGGTCAGCTTGCGTTTTAACCCAGTCATTCTTGCACAAAAGCTATCCTTACGCGAGCCACCTTCTGGTTGTGGACGCTTAATATTGTGGCCTTCAGCCTTCAAGCTGGCGCGGCCTTTCGCGTTAAGGCCACCAGACTCCGACTTACCCTCTTTGCGTGTCCAAGCTCCAGACATGGTTCCCTCCTAGTAAAAACGGGGGCGCAAAGGCCCCCGCTCTATATCCTGCCTTGCGGGAGGAATATTAGTCGAGGCTGCCCGAAACATTGCGGCCCTTGCCAGGAGTGCCAGAGGCAGCCGACGACAGTGGGTTCATGTTCGAGCCTGTGCGGCCACCAGACTTACGCGGCTTGCGGCCAGCGTTCATCTTGGCTTTAGCGCCAGCCATTTTGCCAACGGTTTTGCCGCCGCGCTTACGCTCTTCAGCCTCGTCATTGACGTTGGACTGGAAAGTATAACGCTGATTCTTTTTTGCTGCGTCCTGTGCCATTTCATTGACACCGCCCGAAGCACGCTTTGAACGACCTTTCATATGAGCCTCCTATGACCCGAATTAAGCGTTAATTGCCTGAATGTAACGAACGACGATAGTGCCAGCGCCCGGAGTTGTGTCAGGAGCGCCAGACTTGACGTAGATCTGAACATCGGTTGTCCCGGTGTTGATCCACAGACCAGTCTTGGTAGCGTCCGTGCCGGGTGTCAGCGCAAGACGACCAACCGCATTGGCGTTCGTGGCCGCAACCAATTCAGTTGCAGTTGCAGAAGTACCAACGCTGATGGTGTAGGTCGTTGTCGCGCTTGACCAAGCTGTCGTGACAAACAGGTCAATTGCGACGATGGTGCTGTTGGCAGGGATGACAATTGCTGTGGCAGAAGCCGTAGCAGATTGAACAATAGCCTTTGACTGAGCAAGATTGGCATAGCCAACATTCTTCAGTGTACCAACCGTGGTACCTGTGGTGTTAATGACGGTGCCCGCTTTAATCGGTCCCGTCCAAGTTGAAGCGCCCATATGAGCCTCCTGCACGTTAAGATCACGCCGTCTGTGCAGAGTCCGCTAGGTCGGTCTGCGTGATCGGGAATCCTAGTTCTCCAGATACCGAATTGCTGATTGAAGAATTGTCACATCATCCTTCAGCTTTCCAATCCCTGTATTGCAATCAGAACACAAAAGACCCCGAATGGCACCTGATTTATGGCAGTGGTCTACAGAGAGCGCCTTTACCTTACCAAGCCTAGTTGCGGTTTCTGGATTTTTACAAATGGCACAGGCTCCGTTTTGAGACCTAAAAAGATCAGCATACCTTTCGGGAGTAATGCCAAACCTTCTTTTTCTCTCACTGTCGCTTAATGCTTTTCTGTTCTTTTCCCGATACCGCTTTTGCCAGTCACGCAGTTTTTCAATCCGATCTGGGTCACTCTTCTGACGATCATAAGACCGTTTTTGAATTTCCCTGATCTTTTCGGGATTTTCTCTGCGATACTTTGCAGTTCTTTCCCGATCTTTAGCCCTGCGTTCTTGGATTTTGTGGTCCATTTGCTACATCCCCCAGTATTGCGTTGTATAACAATACTGGGGGACATAAGATTGTCAATTACGATGGGATAGATCCATAGATGGACCGCCAATTGTAATATCCAAAAGAGTATCTCTCGTAGCCCTTAACCAGAAGGTTGTCGGTTACAAAGTCTACCTGCATATCTGTTTCGAACTTGACGCGTTCCATATAGGACAGGCCGTCGATGTTCGTCAGAAGGAACCAAGCTGCTGAAGAGGTCAGGAAGTCATTGACCATGTACGATTCTGGCAGGCCGCCAGAGGTCATCATGATTGCATTGACATCATTGTCTGACGTACCTGGGCGCAGTTCAGTCTTTGTCAGACGAATTGCAGTAGGTTCCAGCTGCGGCGGAACGACCAGCTTGCGGGCGCGGGCGAAGACCTTGAGGCCAGCCTGATCCTTGAAGTTGGTACGAACAGCAATCATCGAGTTCAACAGTGTCGACTCGTTGAGTTCGCTGGTGGCATAGTTCGAAATCACGCCACCGTCGATGGGATGTGAAGCCGAAACAAGAGCCACGCCGTCACCACCGACAGACGCATTATACGTTGTCGAAGTGTTCAGCACGTTGGCGCCATAGATTTCCTTCGTCTGCTGGAAGGATTCAATGAGGCCGAGGTTCGACGGAGCAAACTGTGTCTTGTACAGGTTGTCGTCGATGGCTTTGCGAGTGATCGCGTAGCCGAGAGCAATTTCAGTATGCTCCTGGTTGTACACGAAACGTTCGCCAGCCGAGTTATCAAAAGCGGTCTGGCCGCCTTCTGTCTTCAGTTGGGCAAGACCCAGGAAGCGCATTTCCGCCGTGCGCTCAAGCGCCATCTTGGAATCATGCTTCGTGAACATCTTGTCGTACTGAGATGGGATCATCTCGTACTTGCCTTCAACCCCACGGAGACCGGGGAGGAGAAGGTCTTTAATCGCTGAAAGATTAACAGCCATTGGTCCTAACTCCTATTAGATGCCGGTCTGGTTCTTCGTCGTGACGTTATTGAAGGCGACAATCACGTAGTTTGATGTCGCGATTTCAGTACCGTTCGAGCCGGGAGGCTGCGTGACGAGAGAAACAATGCGGAAGGGAAGGGTAGCAGTCGTCGGGCCAACATCAGAAAGTGTTGCCGCCGAGATACCCGTGGAGGTGTTGCCAGAACCGATGGTATAACCAGCAGTTGCGTTCACATCAGCCTGAACGATGCCACCAGAGATGGTCGAAACAGCCTGAACGATGAACTTGGCGTTCGGATCGTTGACGATGTAGCCTTCAATCGTACCAGAAGCCGGATCAGTGCCACCCGGATAATAGTTCGACCAGACCGTGCGCTTCTGCGAAGTCGAGAGATACTTGCAGCCAACGAAGATGCCAGCAATGCCAGCAGCAGCAGTCGTGCCATCACCCTGCGTGACAGTGCCGTCATTGACGGGTTCAACGGGGTCGCCGAAGAAGATATTTGTAGAGTTGTAAGCAATGGAAACTGCGACCTGTTCATAGGTCGGAGCCGAGCCAGTGCCTTGATACTGACGGAAACCGAACGGCGCGTTTGTATTCGCCATGACGGTGCCTCCTCTTGAAAGGAAGTCCCATCACCGCACACCGGGGCAGCTCCGAGACCAGGAAGTAGTGAACCTTTCCGCGCCGGGGGAAAGCAAAAACCCAATTTGGGTTTTATGACCTAAAAATACTTCAATTACTTAAAATGTAAAGGGGGACCTTTCGGCCCCCCAATATTGTTGGAAATAATGCGGTAGAATTAGTCTTTTGGGACCGGCATTGGCTCGTAACCCTTGGAAATACGGGGTTTAACTTGCTCATGGTTGCGATGGCCAAGGCCACCTTCTGGCGCTCCGTTAAGCTGTTCTTCCTTGAATTTAACCTGACTGCGAGCCTTCATAAGCTGCGAGCGGCGAGCTTCTTCCACAATTACAGTTGGGCGCTGCATGAGAACCATGCCTTTACGCTCAATAATTGGGTCTTTTCCGTCAGCAGGCATTTCTTCAGGGTGACGACCAGTCGGGACTTCTTCCCAGCCCTGGCGGCGCAGTTCTGTCAAATGGGCATGGTTAATGGCGCCCATGACAGACTTGGTTTTCCATTCATAGGTCCAGCCATCTGGCGCACGAGGCAGCTTAAACTCGTCTACGCCATCATCATCCGGGTTCTGGTTAGCACGGATTTCTGCTGCGCGGCGAGCGGCTGCCACACGGGGATCTTCATCCCGCAAAGATGGGCGAAGCGGCGGGCGGTCAGAAACGACTGGCGCGGCTTCAACGAAGTCAGCCACAACATCCTTCAAAGATGGAGTTGGAGCCTGCTTAACTTCCTTCGGCGGACGGCCACGGCGCTTAGCGGGTTTTTCGCGTGTATCAGACATTTACTCTCTCCTTAATTCTGGCGATTTTTTTCGCGCTGCATTTGAACCCAATATTCATGCGGTGTGAGGCCGCTGATTTTTGCATATTCAACTTGTTCGGATGTCAAAGTGATCCGATCAGTGCGCCCACCACCGTTCATGTTTCCAGAGCGGGAGACAGGAGCGGCAGGAGGAGCCTGACGGCGCTGGGTTGGGGCTGATGCTTCCGACAATGCTGGCGCATCATCATCGTAACGGCGCTCAACAGAGCGTTCATTGTCACGGCCAATGCCTAACCGGTTCTCAATAAAGCGGAAATACTCTTTGCTCTCCGCCGAGATACCCATGTCCATAGCGTCATCATGGGCGCGGCCCATCATACGCAAAGAACGGGAATCAGTGAGGTGTTCGCGGTTATCCTTCAGCCAATCTGCCGATTTTGGGGTTACACGGGGAATGAGATCATCAACCGAAAACTGTTTCGGAGGTGGCGGCGGAGGAGCCGGACGGTTTTTCATCTCGTTGAAGCCGTTTTCAAGCTGAAGAAGCTTGGCAGAATTCATCGAGATTGATTCTTGGATATTAGCGACTGCATCATAATCGCCATTAGCCATCGCATCGCGGTAGTTCATCTTCAAAATGTCCTGATCCCGCTTAACGGTCTCAATGGCATTCTTGACGAGGTGAACATGCGTATCTTCAACTTCATGGGAAGCTGACTGCGCCCGCGCCACGGCATCCCGTGCCTGACGTTCTGCCTGTTCGGCACGCTCCTTCTCTTTTTTGAGCTTTTTGCGAAGCTTTTCCAGCGCCTTTGCCGGATCAACTTCTTCCGTTTTAGCCTCTACAGGAGGAGCATTGCCTTCAAGCTGAGAAGCATCATCAACGATGACCACTTCTGGCTCGGCATTCTGCGCCTGTGGGGTATTCCCCAAATCAATTTCCATTTGCTGTTCAGTACCTGACATATTCTTTCTCCTTACCAAACACGATCTGGGTGATCGACCCTTCCTTTGATATTCACATCATCAATCATACGGCACAGGACATTGTTAACCGTGATGCTCCAGCCATCGCTGGGACGAAACACGATCCAATCATTTTCCTCAATTTCCATGCCGCTGAACCACTCGCCCGTGCTGTCATCGAAGGCTGAAGGACCCTTTTTAAGGACCAAACCAACCTTTGACTGAAAACGGTCTTCTTCTGTGGTCTTGTCGGTCAAATAGATGCCGCTCTTCGTCTTTTGGGGACGAATATAAACAGCCACCAAAAGCTGGTTATTGAAGACTTCCATTTTTGAAATGTCACCGATCTCTTTGAGAAGGGTTTCTTTCGGATCCTTGGCATGATCCATCTGCATAGCAGGCATATATCTCTCCTTATTTTAAGAACCGTTAGCGATAGATTCGGCTTCGTTTGATAGTTCTAGTGCCTTCCGAAGCCCTTCTATGACTCCTACTTGGTGTCTGTAGGCTGCAAAGTCAGGGGTAGATAGGCCATTTGACAGATTTTCTTTTAGTCTTTCAATCTCTAACCGCAAAAGCTTTTCAAGCTCCCGCTGCAAGAGCGAGTTGTATGTTTGCATAACCACTCCCCTGTGTGGTTTCCCCGAATGTAAGGTGGGATGGAGAAGTCGGGGACACCTCTCCATCCCTATTCACAGCGCCTCTGTCTGTGAAATCAGTGTTTGTTCTTCTGGATTTCTGCTTTCTCCAAACGACCAAACCCCGATCCCGATCCCGCATCCATGTCTTTGTAAGAGCGGTATACCTTTCCGCCCTTCTTAAACGCTGGAGCGTCTTTATGCTTCTTGGCGATGTCCGTCTTCTGAAGGCGACCTTCGCCACCAGCCGCGCCAGCTTCCATATCCTTGTAAGACGAGGCAACCTTGGTCAGGCGGCCACCAGACTTACGCGGAGCAGGCATTGGCATTGGAGCTGGCATTGGAGCCGGGGCGCCAACTGGCATCGGCATCGGAGGGCCACCAGCAGCAGGCGGAACAGGGATTGGCAGACCGCCCGGAGGCTTACCCATTCCAGGAGGAGGACCCATCATGTCTTGGCCAGGCTGTTTCTGACCAGCCGAGATCAAGATGTTGATGTTTGTCTTGCCCTTTGTCTTGCCGCCCGTAGCACGCGCGATACGCCCGCCGGTGACACCGGGGACTTTACCGGGATAGCCGGGGCCGGAGAAGACACCGCCGCCTTCTTTGCGGGCAGTGCGGGCTTCAGGCTTAACCATCTTCTTGATGAGAGCCATGTCCTGCTTAGCATCATCATGCTTAGCAGTGCCGCCCTTCTTCATGCCCATTTGCTTCGAGAAGCGGGATGGAGCAGGAGCCGAATTAAGAACAGAAGCAGGAACGCCAGCAACATTCTGTGCGTCAAGCATCATTTTTTGAGAGCCAGCCATCGGTCCACCCATGGCTTTCTTGGCTTTCCCGCCACTCTTGTAGCCACGAACGTCAAAAGCCTCGCGGTCAATCTTGTTCTGCTCATAAGCGCGGTTTGCAGCAGCGTCAGAATCCATGATTCCCCGCATACGATTGGCCATTGCTGGGCTGATCTCTGCATCTTCTGGCTTCTTAGCTGAATCTGGTGGCCTTTTAGGATTTGGCACAGCATTTTCATCATGGAAGTCTGATGATGCAGAATAACCCCCGCCAGCCTTTCCTTTGCGCTTTGCTGCGCCACCCTTCTTCATGCCACCGATGTGCTTAATGCCAGCACGGTCCTCGTTGGCTTCCTTAACATTGCGGTTAATCAAGCTATCAGCCGTGATTGCCTTGCCACCCGATTTGCGGGGCTTGCGACCAAGATTGCACGCAGCCTTTTCGCCCATGACCTTGCCGCCCTTCTTGAAGGCACGACGAGAGACAGGACGCATACCGGTTTTAACTTCGGTATTAAGCGCCTCTGGCGGGGTCCATGTGGACGAATCAACTTTTTGATGTGGGTCAGCGGACGTCAGTTTTGACGCTTTCGCCTTCATGGCCGCGCGGGCCTGTTTTGCCATGTCTGACATATCTGCTCCTAGGATTTGTCCGGGCGTCCCCGGCGGCTGGCAGCCTTTTTGGATGTTAACACAAGGGCTTTATCCACAATAGAGCCACCAGTGCGTTTCTTTGGTACAATCACCACAGGGATTGATTTGATACCAAGCTTCTTAGCGGCATGGGCGCGGTGGCGACCATCTGGATGGCCATCTTTTTCAATGGCTACAGGGTCAAACTTCTTGCCCTTTTCCATCTGTTTTTTGAAATGGTGGATGATGTTCTTATCATCATCGTCCATATTCAACGGCTTCACTCTCGCCAGATAATCATCGGGCGACATGTGAGTAAGCTTCCCACCAGCCTTCTCATAGTCACGGGCTTTTTCCCAATCGATATGGTTTCTGGTTGGGTAAGTCTTCATCTCAGCCACGCGTCAGCAAGTGCTGAATGATGTCGAGAGCTTTATGAACGGCAGCATCCTTGTTCTGGACAGCGCCACCACGTTTTTCGCCCTCAACCTTCTGGCCGTAATAACCAATGTCCTTGCCGGATTTGATGCCTTCCTGCATGGCACGGTCAGCGCGAACAAAATCGGCAGGGCTTTGAGATGCGTTGTATTTTTCCCAAAGCTGGGCAATCGTCATGTCTCTTGTTGGCGCGGCTGGAGCAGCGGCTGGAGCTTGGCGAGGCCGAGCTTGTGGCGCGTGACCCTGCGTGACGTACTGAGACCCAACGTCATCAATAGGTGGGGCAGTCCGCATATTGAACAGATCTTCTGGCGTCATTGCTGGCGCGGCTGAAGATGAGGCTGGCGGCTGTGGAGCTTCACCAGAAGGGCGATTAAGGATGGCAGATGCCATCGGCATGATCGACGTTCCATTTCCCTGATACGGGACATTGGTACGGAAACCAGAAAAGCCGCCTGTATCGCTTGCTCCAGCAGACTGTTGCCCAGCAAAACGTGGTCCAGATGGAGGAGGAAGCAAAGGCTCTTCCGAGAAGAAGCGATAGCCATTTGGCGCAAGTGGGCCACCGCCACCACCGCCAACGGCAGGAAGGCCAGCGCCCTCGCCAGCCAATGTAGGTAAACCACGGCCATTGCCCCACTGGATCGTCTCACGGGGACCCTGGGTGGCTGGAAGGCCATACTTGTAGCGTGGCCCTGTATAGTTATAAGCGCTGCCGCCTTCGTTTTCAAAACGGGAGATGTCTTGTGCGCGCATAGCTTCTTCACGCTGCTCTTTAAGAGCGCGGAGAAGAGCTGCATGTTGCGGATCAATGCCGCCTTCGCCTTCCATGCGAGCAATATCGTTTGCGCGCATCTCTTCTTCAGATGGACGGCGACGAACTTCGCGGCGTGCAGCTTCCTGACGGGAGAAAGACGGGCCACCCTCGCCAACCATGCGAGCAATTTCCATTGCCCGAAGTTCTTCTTCCGACATTGGAGGGCGCTGTGGTTTTGGCAAAGCCTGACGCGCTGCTGGGCCTTCAATTTGAAGCATTTCTTCCGGCAGCATTGCATTGCCACGATCTTGGCGTGGAAGAAGGTTGCGCTCAGCAGCGTTAAGACCGCGATACCCGCTGTAAAGGTTCTTAGCCAAACGAAGACCAGCTGGAAGTTCGCCAAATGGCCCCGCCGCCAACATGGAAAGGTTCAAAGCAACCTCTTGCGCCTTCTGCTGATTTTCTGGGTCAGCAATATATGATTCGTAGTCTGGCCGCTCTTCCGGGACATACATCTGGCGGCGCATTGCAGATGTGGAATAACGGTCAGCCATCACAGCTCTCCAGTCTTGGTGCCATCCAGTGTCGGCTCGTTGCCTTCAAGGCGTTGCAGCATTGCTGGATCAATCATTTGCATCACAATTCCAAGACTTTCTGGGTTCTTGGAGACTTCTTCAGCCATCTTCATAGCTGCCAAACGCTCGCGGCTTTCGCGGTCGCGCTTGCGGTTTACAGCATCCAGAATGGTGTCTTCGTTACGCTGCTGAATTTCGGCAGCGCGCACTTGGAGGTCAGCCATTTTTTCTGGATTTGGAGCTTGCCCATTTCCATTTTGGCTCATCTCCATTGCCAGTCTGGTTTGGTCAATTTGGATGCCAGCTTTTGATTCGTTGGCGCGGGTCTGAGCGTCAAGCATCCGAGCCTGTGCTTCAATCTGCTCGTTCTGCATCTTGGCCTGCGCCTGAATGAGTTCTGGCGGCGGCTTGGACTGGGCCGAAGCAGGCACCATGAACTGTTGCGGGTTAGACCAGCCAAGCGCTTGAAGAGCAGCCGAATCAATAGCAACAGGATCATAAAGCGATGGATTGGACGCAGCCAGCTGCTTCAAAGCAGACACCTTCATAAGGCGCTGGGTCTGAGAAGCGGTATTAGGGTCCGCCTGTGGAACCAGATCACAATCTTCCAGAGCAGCAAGGAACTGGTCTTCATCCCACTTATAGGCGGGGCGACGATTGCGCTGCCAGAAACTTTCTGGATGCTCGCGGAATTCCCGCGCCAACAGTTCAAACTCTTCAGACTGAGCCGTGTGCATACGCTTATGCACGGAGTTAAGAATCTTCGTCGCCTGCTCAAGCAGCGCCAAAGTTGTCCCAACAGGAGCGTCTGCCTTGCCCTCGCCAACGAGAGCTTCCGATGTGCCGCCCACGCGCATACCCGTATCAGCCATCTGGGTCACAAGGTTCATCAGTGCGCCTGATGGCTCCTTGTACGGAAGTGGCATTACGGCTTGTGTGATTGGCATACCGCCAGTTTTAACAAGCGCGCCTCCGCCCGGAGGAACGCGGAAGATATTTGTGTTCTGACGCGCGCCAGTGTCGGCCATGAGGAAGCCAGGGAAGTTGTTATACATGCCAGCGTCAAGAAGCTCGCGCCACGCAGCAGTAATAGCATTGGTTGTATTGCCCAGTATGTGCAAAAGGCCAATGTCGTAGAAACCCATGCCCGGAACAAACGTGTATTTAACGAAGTTTGGACGAGCATTAGGAAGTTCTTGATCGTCTTCATCATAATTCCTAACGATTGAGAGGATTTGCTTGCTGCTGACATCAACCGTGACGCGATATGGGATATCAAGGCCGCTTTCCTTGCCCTTCCACATATGCTCAAAACCACGGACGTTCAGTTCGCAATAGCACTCATAGATTTCGCGATCACGATCATCTGGGTTGAACGTGTCAATGTCGATGCCCTGTTGCGAAGCTTTCGCGCGTTGAACGGCATCAAACGAATTGTATTGCGGCGTTGAAAGATCAACATCGCGGTAAACACCCAGAATTTGCAGGCGTTTAATGGTTGATTGGCGCATATACGAGCGATGCGTAATGCGCTTTGCGTTACGCAAGTCAGTCGCTGAACTATTGACGATCAAGTCATTAGCATCAACGCTTTCGCTGACTGGACGATTGCGCAACGGGCAGAAGTAAACTTTCTTAAAACTTGTGCCGCCAAAGCCAAGCATCAACAACATACGGTCGGTATCAGGGTAATACTCTGTCGCAATTGCTGTAAGGTAATGGTTAAAGTCTGCTTCCAAAGCAGTGGCGCGCTGGTCCTGATCTAGCGTGGCGCGGGTGCTATCGTTACGCACCTTGACTGGGCCGTCAGTTGGCAAAAGCTCCGAACGTGCATTGGCTTGGAAACGAAGAACGGCTTCCAACAAAAGCGGGTGGCGAACCTTCGACATGCCCTCAATAGGTGCGCCGTCTGTAGCGCCTTGGAGGCCGGGAATTTCAATCTTCAAACCAAGAAGCTTGATGCCCTGCGCGCGATCCTCAATCCAGTCCTTGCGGCTGTCAATGTCATCATCGATGCCTTTGAGGAGCGAAGTTGAGATTGTGTTCAGTTCACCGTCATCAATCTCTTCGACAAGGTTACGAAACCAACCTTCGTGGTCGCGTTCCTTTTTGTCATCAAGAGATTTGCCATCAAGGGAGATCGTAAGCGAGCCATCGGCGTGCTTGATCTCTAAGATTTTGCCATTGTCATCAAACTTTGGCTTGTCTGAGCCGTCTTCAACGATCTCAACAATGACGCCATTCTCATCGGCTGGCTCTTCTTCAAGTCCAGGCTGGCGAATGTTCAACCCCAATCCAGGCGTCATCGGCATGGTCAATTTCCTTCAACGGGCATATTTTCCATCTCGGTCGTGAACCGGCGGATGCCCTCTTGTGCAGCGAGTGTATCGTTTCTAGCTTGAATTTCATAGTGACGAACATAATCGTAAGGGGCAACACCCCACACTTCCACCTTAAAGCTTCCAAGAGCAATCGGGGTGGACGGCTTGATGATGTCAACGATGGCGTTAGCCAGAACCTGTGCCATAAATCCTCACAAATGGAAGTCCGTTCGGCGGTTGTGGAGGCCCCCCGGTTTAGCCCGTACCGAACGGCTACACCCTCCCGCCACGGACTAACAGCGGTTGAGCGGAAGTATAGCATAAACTATTCAAGATGCACGTGAATGGTGCCGGATGAGAGGATTGAACTCCCGACCTTCGGTTTACAAAACCGCTGCTCTACCGCTGAGCTAATCCGGCTCTTGCCCCTGACCACGACCCGTTTCCCGCGTTCGGGGACGGTCAGGGGCTACGGTGCCAGAACACCAGCGGGAAAAGTTTTGGCGGGCCTTCTGCTGCTCCAACGACAACATCGGATTACAGAACAGTTCGGGCTTCCTACGATGAACTGCTTACGCAGCCGCCAAACTCGTTTAGGCTAACTACAACCCACCAATGGCCGATTGTAGTCTTTGCCCCTTTATTACAATGGTCGGGGCGGAAGGATTCGAACCTCCGACCTATTGGTTCCAAACCAACAACGCTGACCAGACTGCGCTACGCCCCGACTTTGATGCTGTGTAGCAGAACCTCTACGCTGGGTAAAGCGGAGAGGTGTTGTTGCTGCCCTTGAAGCTGAATTTGTCTTCCAGCTCTGACTGCCACTCTGCTGGGCGCAGGATTACGCCCGTATCGCGCAGATGGCGCATAGCCATAGACACGGTATCCACCAAGTCGTCGTGTTTTCCTTTTGGAAACTGGCCAACTTGCTGAATAACCATCTCAGACCATTGGTAATTGGGTGCAAAAACCAGACCTTCGGCAAAAAGATGCTGAACGGAATAGAGCCGGGACAATTTATCTTGCGATTTCGGGTCATACATTTGCAAACTGAACTTTTCAAACCCGTACAAACGCTTGATTTCTTGCGCTACAGAGTGACCGGCGGCTTTATTTTCAATTAAAACCGTATCAACCTGAAATTCGCGGCATGTATCGGAGATTTTATTCACCAATTCATGCAACTCAAACCGGCCTTGCCAGGCATACATCAGCATCGCCCTTGGATTGGTCTCCGTATAGCTGCGCGAGTACTCAACTAGCTTATTTCCGCGATTTAAGACCTGATTTGGCGCCTGCACAGACGTATCTTGGCTGAAAACGCCCCAAACGGTCATGGCTGATGGGTCATTCTCAGTCTTTTTGGTGTATGCGGTGTCTACACAGGCGATAATAAGGTCCATATTTGGGAAAACAGAGTTTGTCCAAGGCTGCCACCACTCAGATTTGATGATACCGCCGCCCTTTGGCTCTGGTCTTTGCTGCAACTGGCCAGCAGAAGCCCATGGGCCAAGCTGCCTTTCCAAGAGACCGACTTCGCGATCACCAAAACGCTCTGGCCAGAGGAGTGTTTCCTCCCGCTTTTCTAACTCTACTTCGGCTTCAGGCGATACGGCAATGCGCTCCCCATCTTCATTGACCTCAACGAGCGGTTCTCCCTCTTGGTCAAGGCCACGAGGGTCATGCCAGCCAATTGAAGAATACGAATGTCGGCGCCACTCGTAACGCATCGGCAAACAGAGGTGTGTCCAATCCCCGACATCCTTTGCAAGGATGTGGCCGGTGAGGTCTTCTTCAGAAAGGCGCTGCTGGATGACCACATACGCACCCAGTTTAGGATCGTTAAGGCGGGTTGAGAGGGCCGAATCCCACCACTCAATTGTTGAGTGGATGGTTGCTTCCGAGAAGGCTTCCTGTGCAGCGTTCGGATCGTCAACCACAATGATGCTACCGCCTTCACCCGTGAGTGCTGAGCCAACGGATGTGGCAAGACGGGAGCCGCCCTTGTCGTTATCAAATCTTGTCTTGGTGTTTTGGTCGCTTGTCAGACGAAATCTGTCGCCCCAAAGCTGCTGATACCATGGGCTTTCGATCAGGCGGCGGCACTTCACGCTGTCGCGCAAGGAGAGCTGCTGGGCGTATGAGGCATGAAGGAATTGAACGCCAGGGCCAGAAGTATGCCCATTCCACGGCTGCGCCCATGTCCACGCTGGAAAGGCCACTGAAGTCAGGGATGACTTAGCGCAACGAGGCGGGATGTTAATGATAAGGCGTTTGATGTCCCCATCAGTGACGGCCTGAAGGTGATCGGCAACCGCTTGGATAGGCCAGCCGTCTGTAAACTCAGAAGAGTCAATGTATTTCCACGCAAACTTTAAGAATGTGTAGAGATCGTCTTCGGAGTCTACGCGATCCAGATCTCGCAACTGCTCATCAATACTGATCTCTCTACCGTCAATGACTAGTTTATTCATTTGGGTTTACTTTCAACTTTTCAATAAGTCGTCCGATATGCTGGACAGATGATTTCGTTAGACGAGGCCTGTGTCTATCATGGTTACCTGCAATACATATGCGGTCGTAGCCCGGAACCAATAGGAAGTAGTGATCTGTTTTCTTAACAACTTCATATGGTACCGGTATCTCGTTCATTGCTCGTTTTACTAAAGGATCGATTTTCATAGCAAATACCCCTTGCGATTGTGTGTAGATTATACTATACAGTATGGAAGTCAACAATATGCCTAGCCAATAGAGGGGACGCCATGAGCGATTACAAAACAATTACTGACTACAACACGAAGGCCCAGCTTGAGCTGATTGATAAGCAAGCAAAGCTGCTTGAAGCTATGATGAAGCCGACAGTTACTGTCACTGAAAAGACCCTGCGCGATGAGTTTGCTATGGCAGCTCTGACAGGGTTGCTGGCTAATCCTGCGCTTGAACCAACAATTCGTAAGCGAGGGGCAAAATGGTTTGAAGAAAACGCCCTCGCTTATGCCGATGCCATGATGGAGGCGCGGAAATGATTAGCAAAGACAAAACCTACCGCACCCGCGATGGCCGTGAAGTGCGGATTTACGCGACTGATGGTGCTGAAGCATGGCCTGTGCATGGCGCAGTTAAACTTGGTCATCAATGGTTCATGCGCGAATGGACAGAACATGGGATGGCTGCTTTGCAAGAGCGATGCGTGACCGATTTAGATTTGTTTGAAGTAAAGCCGCGCCACAAGCGGACGGTGTGGCTGAATGTGTATGCTGATAAATCTGGCGATTACAGTCAAGCAAGATCTATTGCGGATTGCATGGCTGGTCCCAACCGCATCGCTTGCGTGAAGGTT